TTCGGCCGGAATCGTGTCTGTGCTGGCAGCGTTGCGTAACCCGCAAAACGCGCAGCTTATCGCCAATGCGGCGGCGGAGAGCTATAACGATGCCGTCCATGATTGGATTGATGCCGGACGGGGCTTTGCGGTCGGCCGTCGCAGTGGCGCCGAACGCAGCGAAGGCACCCTGCAGAGCCAAACTAATTGGAGGCCCTTGAGCAATGGCGCCGCCCAGGTTTATTCCAATGCCGGCTATGCCGGTTTTGTAGAGGAGGGCACCGGCGAGTTTGTTGGGCACAGGCGTTGGGTTATCGGGCCGATTGCGCCGAACAAGGGCTTGAAAATTCCGGTCAACACCGGCCAGGGCTTTATTTTGCGGCGCAAGGTGGTGCATAAGGGCAGCCGTCCGCATCCGTTCTTTTTTGCGGATTTGGATGCGCGGAAAGAAGGCATGATGGTGGCGGGCTTGTCTGTGTTGTCCCGGAGAATAGCCAATGGCTAGATATGCCCAATTGACCGATACCCAAGACCCGATGCTGACCAATGTTGCCGAACGGCATTTACTGAGTGCGGACAGTTATGTGGACGGGGTGTTGCGAGAGAAAGGCATCGCTGTGGCGGATGTGGTGTTGCCCAAGCCCTTGTTGACCGATTTGGCGGCTAACTGGGCATTGCGGTTGGCAGCGATAGAAGGCGGAATGGGTGATAACTCGCCGTTGATAGACAAAGCCAAACAGTATGAGGCTATTGCCAATACCTTGGCAAAATTGGTCGGCCGCGATGCCTTGGGCATTGCCGCCCCAATTGGCACCAGTTTTGGCGTGGTGACGCTGGGGCGTGGCTGATGGCGTTAAATTCGTTGTTAGCCTTGCGGCGCACCTTGATAGCTGATGCCGCCATCAATGCGTATTGCCAAACCAATTACGGAAAATTACCCAGCCATAACAAACGCTACACGCCCAGCCCAAACGCGGCGGATTACCCGAGCTTTAGTTATACGCCTATCAGTACCCGCGGCGATGGCAGCATTAATGAGCTGGAGATGGTCAGTGTGGTGATTGGGGTTAATGACGCGACACCGGGTGATGAGCTGATGATGGGCTTTGTCCGTTGCGGAGATTTGGCGGAGCTGGCGCTGTCCGCCCTAGCGCGCGGTTATTTGGGCGATAGCGTCACCTACATGAACAAATTCGCCTTGATCGGCGATTTTGGCGAACGACATCCGATTTACGAAACGGAACTGCAATTGAATTTTATTTACCGACGATAGAGCAACGAGGATTATATGAGCGGAATAGATCAAATTAACGAGGGTGGCGATTTCGTCATCGAAAACGGCATCAGGCGCAAGGTTGGTTTTACCACTGATGAGCTGACCCAAAACCAACGACTGGCAGAGCAAATCGATGTTTCCGACGGCTTGTCGCCGGTTGCCGACAGTAACGTCGATAGGGCGACGGATACAACCGTTGATGCCGGAACAGGCGCCGCTGCTGACGCAGCTGCCGCCACAACCACAATCACAACTACTAAAAAGGTGCGATAAATGCCTATAAAAGAATCGTTTTTGCGGACGAGCCGCAAATTTATGCTGGCAAAAACAGAAAGCACTTATGGTATCGATGCCGCGCCTACCGGTGCGGCGAATGCCATTCTAACTCAGAATCTAGTCATCAAGCCGGTGATGGAGTTTGCCGAACGTAAGACTGATCGAAGGGCGCTTGGGAAAGACCTATCTTTGAGTACGAGCAAATTTTTGACGTTTGAGTTTGATGTTGATTTGCAATCGTCAGGCACATTGGGGGCGGTTCCCGCATGGGGTAAGCTGATGAAAGCGTGTGGTTATTCGCAAACATCGGCCACGCCAATAACAGGTCTTATTGCCGCGCCAGCATCGGCAGGCGTGAGTTATGTCATACTGCCTGCCAGCGCATCGAGCGTGGATGGTTTTTATAGAAACGCGAATATCACGCTAAGTACGCCGAGCGCCGGGCATTTAGGGGAGGATGTATACACCTACCGTATTACTGCGTATTCGGGCACAACCAAAATCGCCGCCATTGCCCGTATTGGAAGCGCTGGGGTAGGCCTAGTAAAAGCGATTTCAATAAACACAAGGTTTTCTATTAATGGCCATTACGCTACTGCATTAAATGGAACTGTGGGCACCATAGAACTGGCGGCAGCTGGAAACGGCGCGTCTATTATTGACGACTTTTACAACGGCCAGGCGGTAAAAATCATCAGTGGTACCGGCGCGGGACAAGCGCGCCTAATTGGCGGTTATGTTGGGGCAACCCGGATCGCTACGGTCACCGAATACTGGGATATTATCCCCGATTCTACATCAAAATATTCAATTGGCGGGCTGGGTGTATCGTACCAACCTAGTTCGTCAAGCTGGGACGCTATGACATTATACGGCCACATGGACGGTCAATTGCGGGCTGCTGTTGGCGCACGCGGTAACGTGTCGTTAAAAATGACGCCCAACGCTCAGCCGATGTTGCACTTTACTTTTACAGGCCTGTGGGTTGACCCTATCGCTATAACAGACCCATCCGCGGTAACATCAGCATTCAAATTGCCGATTACGGTGTCTGACCAAAATACGCCGACCTTCACGCTGGCTAATATCGACCAGCGTGTTTACGATTTTGACGTAGACACGGCTAACGACGTTAAATACCGCGACGTTATCAACGCCACCTCGGTCAGTATTATTGACCGCAATATAGCAGGTAATATCACAATCGAGGCCCCTCCTCTATCTGAAAAGAACTGGTGGCTGGATACTGTCCAAACTGTAGTGCGGCCATTAAACATTGTCCACGGCGTGGATGCCGGTAGGACGATAGAGATTTTTGCGCCGCGCGTCCAATGCTTCGATCCAACTGACGGCGATAAGGACGGCGTGTTGACGATGCAACTTAAATGCTCTTATTTGCCGGTTAACGGCGATGACGAGCTGACAATTATTGCCCGATAACAACCAACAGAGAGATAAAAATGGCGTTAAAAATATCCCAAAATAAAGCTGCCTTCCGCTGCCCGGTAACTATTTCCGAGCCGGTTGATAATGGTTACATTGATCAAAAAATAAGCGTTCAATTCAAAATTATCCCGCAATCGCGCATTAACCAAGTGGTTAAAGGCGAGCTGGATGAGTCCGAAGATATTATGGATGAGGTACTGGTCGGCTGGGATGACCAGGCATTTAGGGACGACAGCGACATGCCGATCCCCTATAACGCAGAGACTAAAAAAATAGTGTTGGACGTGCCGTACGTAAGAACCGCCCTAACCAAAGCGTATTTCCAGGCCATTAACGGCAAGGACTACGCGCGAAAAAACTAATTGAAGCCGCGCATTGGCTGGTAAAACAGTCAGGTCAATCCGAAATTGACGAATTGGCGCAATTAGCGCAAAGCGCGGCGGAATTTGGCATTGTTTTAGAGTACCTGGAACCGGAACAAATTGATTTTGAACTGCTACCGGAAAATGAGGCGGCAGTGACCGCTTTTTTTGCCCTTGACGGCTGCGCGTGGCAATACGCCCCGATGGGCGGCCTGATCGGGCTGGACTACCCGGCCGCCAAAACTATTTGGGATGGCCTTGGTATCACACTGGATAGCGACGCCTTTGCTGGCGTGATGCTGTTTTCAAAAAATCTCGCTGAATTATTACGGACAGACTGATGGCGGCACCGTTAAACCTAGGTATTACCATCCGCGTTAACAGCGGCAATAGCAACGCCGAACTGGGCAACACCGAGCGGCGGGTGCTTAGCGTGGGCGATGCGGCCGCCAACACTAGCCGCGAGTTTGCGGAGATGGCTAGGCAAGTGGATGCTGCCAGGCGCATCACCGAATCATTTGAAACCGCACAGGAAATATTCGCCAGTCGTCAAGCTGAGATAAACGATCACATGAATGCGGGTCGGATCAGCGCAGAAACGTATCGCCGGGCAATACGAGGCATTGGCCAAGAGCTATCGAATTCGTCATCGCAGGCGCAACGTGCATCCATGGGTCTATCAACGTTACGCAATTATATGCTCGGTTTTGCGGGTATCACTGCATTTATTGACCTGGCAAGAGGCATATTAGACACTAACCGGAGTATGGAAACCTTGCGGATGCAATTAACCGCATTGACCGGCAGCGTGGAGGGTTCCAGGGATGCGTTTGATTTTATCCTGAATTTTGCCACTAACACCCCGTTTGAGATTAGCGGCCTAACCAAATCATTCGTCGTCCTGCAAAACATGGGCATCCGTCCAACCCAGCAGGTGATGGAGGCGTTGACTAACCAGGCGTCAAAATTAGGCGGTTCGCAAGAAGTTCTCGACAGTATCGTGTTGCAATTGGGCCAGGCCTATTCCAAGGGCCGGTTGCAAATGGAGGACATGGTTGTCCTCGCGGAACGCGGCGTGCCAATCTATGATTTGTTGTCGCAGGTTACCGGTAAAAACACCGCCGAACTGGCAAAAATGTCTGATAAAGGCACCATTACCCGCGACATAATTGATCAACTGATTGTTAAAATGGGAGAAATGGCATCAGGATCAAACGCGCTGGCAATGGACACCTTAAGCGGCAAGATCAGCAACATGGCCGATGCGTGGCATCACTTCGAGGACGTGCTGTTAAACGACCTGTCGGAAGACCTTATTAAAGGCATCGTACAATCCATCACGACCGAACTTAATATACTGACTAATCTGATGGATGCGTCAATTTCTGCACAAATTACAAAAGCGCAAAACCGTATTGATAATTTTAAAAATCTTGGTGCGGTCGGGGGGG